ACTCCTTTAATTTCACTTCTTAATTTCACATTTTAGTTGTTTTGTTAAGTTGTTCGCTTGACACTTTAAAAGCTCTCGTCTCAATGGCCTTGTTGCCCAGCTGCACAAGCAGCAACGCTACCATGCCCAGCGTGCAGCTCTCATAGTTGCCCCAAGTTCTGGCAAAAAAGGCAAGCCATAAAGTAACCAATACCCAAACGGCAAAGCCTATAACGGCACAGATTCTGCCAACGCTATAAGCATTATCATTCTTCTTTAACATATTAATTATTTTGCGCATGACACTTACACTCCTTGCATTTTTCATCATGTCCTTTTAAATCATAGTTAGGCAGTTCATTTAACTGCTCCATTAAACTATCAATCACACCATTGTCGCCCAGCGCCTCGTAACTTTTGTAGCAAGCGTCGATGCTTTCTTTTGCGTAGATTGGTATCCAGCCTTTATCCTGGACGTAGTGATTATACGCCTGGATAATCCGGTCACGCAGTAATGCTTGCAGTCCTGCTTTCAAAGCATTATTTTCCTTCTTCTTCGCACGGTATAAAGCAAAAAGATAAGAGATAACAGCACCAGCAATAATATTTATTACAGTTTGTACAGTTGATTCAATCATAAAACACCTCATTCCTATTTATTTTGTTGCTAAGCATCTAATGTAACAGCCTCAACCTCAGCAACAGTTGTCGCAGCCTCTACCTTGTCTTTAGCAGCTCTATACGCCACGTGCAAGGCGTTCGAGCGCTGTGCCACGGCAGCTATTACGCAACGCAAATCGTCAGCCGTAACTTTTACATCTTGGTTGTCTGCGGTTGTCCATATGAGCGAGGCAGAAGCACCTGCAACTTCAAGCGCAATAATAGCCGCACTAATACGCTCCCTTGCCTTGCTATCATAGTCAAAAGAATAACCTTGGTAGGTAATCGGCTCAACCTCTGCTGTATCACGCATAATTTTGAGTTCTATAATTTTCTCTTGCTTCACCTGTTCAAGCATTTTCTTAGGTGGAGTGAACATAGCATCAGCCGGAAGTGCTCCTAATGTTTCCATCTTGTGTGCAGGTGTACCATATGCATCATCTTGTAACCAATATTCTTTACCTCGGTTATCTTCAATATTCTTCCAAGCACCTTCTGCGAATACACTTACATATCCTTCTTGCAAAGTAGGCGCAGAAAATGTTGCATCAGCAGGCAATAAATAGATTTCCTTCTGTTGCAGTTGAGTTTCCAACGGGTCAAGAAGTGCCTCTGCCTTGCCTAAGTATTCTTTTGTTTTTTCATCATACTTATATACATATTTCATTCGGTGTTTCCTCCTTATTAATATTTAATGATGTAGCGCATGGTTACGGCAGGTGGCTGCACGGTGGATGATGCGCCATAAATGGCGTTGGCTTGGGAAGCGTCGAAATAAAGAGAATCTAAAGGATATTTTGATGAATTATCAGCAGGGGCAAGAGCAGAAAGCCAAACATCATTTCCGCTCTCCCTAATTACACCTTTTAAAGCACCATTTTGTTGCGCTGCAATAGTTTCACCGCCAGCTAATTTACCGGTTCTAATCATGGCTTTGCCTTCAATATTTGGCAAGCCAGCATCTCGGTATTGCCCCACTGCGGAACTACCCTCCAAAAATCTGTCAATCAAATTTGGTAGGGTAAAAGTAGTTGTTCCGTCACCTGCTCCATAGGTTGTACCAATTACATCAAACAGTTTTTGATAGGTTGTGCGGCTTACCTGTGAGCCGTCACAGAGCAAATAGCCGTCGGGTAAAGTTTTGCCAGCAAAGGCAAATATCATGCCGGTTAAATCAGCACCAGCAAAGTTTTTTATTGCGTCGCTAACCCTCGCAGGTGTCATGAATTTAGATGTATTGATGCCAGCTTCCGCTTCATCCTTGCTAGCAAGGTTAGCAGCATGTACCAAGGCAGCACTGTTATGTTCTTCTGTTTTCTGTTGCACATAACTTTCTGTAGCAACAGCTCCACCACGTGTCTGCAAATTCTCAAAGTAGCCATTTTTCCAAAATTTCTCATTCGTTCCAATACCACCTTCGCCGTTTCCACGTGGTACGATGTTTGGTGTTGTCATAATATCATCACTCCTTTATTTATAATGCAATAGGGATAATTTCGCCATTTATTACTTCCCACACATTAGATGTTCTCGGTAATATCAATGGCATTAAATCCCCTTTTTCGTCATACTCAAATGTCTCTGCTGCTACGCTTGTTGTGATTGCCCAACAATCCGCAGCAGATTGAGGGGGGGTATTTGCATTAGCTTTTATGCAACGATATGTGCTGCCGTCGCTAGTCATAACTACATCCGGTGGCTTATACTCTGTAGTGCTATCCCAAACAGTCACATTTGATACATAGCCAGCCGCCTTATCAGCCATTCTTGCAGCGTCAGTCGCACTGTTTTGAGAAAGCTCAGCACTATCTGCTGCGTTAGCTGCACTAACATTTGCGTTAGCTGCACTAACATTTGCGTTAGCTGCCGCAGTTGCAGCAGTAGCCATTGCCCTTTTTGCTTCATCTCTTGCTGCTTTACTTGCTTCAAGCGCTGCTTTGTTTTCAGCAAGGACTGATTCTGGGTGTTCCATAGCAACAAGTTTAGTGCCATCGTCATTAATGCGAAATGAAATCCCAGCTTTCCACGGGAGCGAGGTATCAATGTCTGCTGACGTTGCAACGCTCACTTTGAGCGACCTAGCAACAACATCTTTCATATCTTGCGCAATCATCGTCAATTTGTCACCAATATCCTCAACCTGGTTAAAAGGATATTGGTCGGGCAAGTCTGTTTCCTGCGTCACCGGCACTTCCCTATAAATCGTCAGTTTCCACCCGGCCGGCAGTACTGCCGGCCTTTCGCTCTCCGGTACTTCTGCACCGACTGCGTAACCTGGATAACGCACAACGCTTTTTTCAACGTCAACATAATAATCTTTAGTCAGCAGTTTTTCTTTGCCGTCTGCGTCTGTCAGCAAAACTTTAATGTCCGTTCGGTTTAAAATTTTAAACTGATACGCAAACTCTGTTGCGTTCCCATTGCCGTTATATGTGATTCTGTTATCGACATGAGCAAGCATAATAGCTCCCCTCCTTTTATTATTTTCCTCAAAAGAAAAGTGTAGATATATTTTTATATCTACACTTAATAAATTCACTTTAACTAATTATACATTCATTTTCAAAGGTTCGTATCTATGCTACTTTGTGAAATCTTTGTCAATCTTTTTTACGTTCGCTTTTCGGTCTGCGTTTGTAAATATCTTGCAGCTCAAAGTCCATATCATCAGCAGCAATATCTATACCGTTGAATACGATATTGAAGATGCCTGCAGGAACGCCGCGCCATGCGCCAAAAACATACGCCGCCTGCTCTGCTAGTTCACCCGGACCTTCTTCGCCTTGGGCAACTTTGCCTGCACGTCTTATAACTGTAAAGCCTTTGTCCATCAAGCCTTGCACCGCTGTCAATCTGTAGCCGTAGTTTCTCATACCTAGCAAGGTTTGCACGCCAACATTCGCCGCTTGCACAACGGGGCCGCCCATAGACAACGGGTAGTTGATAAGCTCTTTTGACAATTTGCGATAGCCGTCCTCGTCTTTCTCAAAAGGAGCGGTTAAGGAAAGCTCTGCTATAGCCACGTTCAGGAAGCACACGCTGAGAAATTTGGCACCAACAAAAGCAATCAGCCGTTCAACCATTTCTTTTTTCTCGCCGCTATTCCATAACCTTTTTACAATATGTGCCTCTCTGTCCCATTGGTTAAACTGCGTATTGAAGAATCCCTGGAACATCGTAAACAGTCCGAATAGGCCACTGCCACGTTGCAGGCTTGATACATCGTGAATACGGCTGCTGCCTAACGTGCGGCGAATAACAGTATTCGCAAAGTCTAGTGCTTCCTGCTCTGTCTTGCCTTCGTTGATTTTCTTCATGTATGCTTCTGCAAATACCGGCTTTGCAGTCATCATGTCAGTGTAGCCTAAAAGCAATGCGCCATATTTCAGCGTCTTTTTCTCAATCTGGTCAAGGTCAGAACGCTTCTGAATATCCCTTAACGTAATGTCTGGCGCTTGCGAACGCTCACGCATAAAAGCGCTTTTTGCACAAATAGCGTCTACTTCTGCTCTGCCTTCACCTGTAAAGCTGCGAAGTAAAGCTCTGAAAGCGTCGGCATGAGTAAAGCCTTCTGTGCTATTACCATAAAGAAATATGTTAGTAGTGTTCTGCATTGCCGCTTTAAAGTTAAACATAATAGCCATATTCATTGTGGCATTACGTAAAGCGTTGGCAATCTTTGTAAATGTCTTTTCTGCCATGTACGCTGTCTTATTGCCGTATGGGTTAGCGCAAGCCTGCAAAAACTCTCTAAAAAGTCTTACGTTGGTATCGCCTAAACGCTCAACCATGTTGCGGTAAATATCCTCATCGTTCAGTATCTTTCTGAAATCAAGCATTGTTTCACGATAACAAATATCGTGAATAGTGCTTTTTACCGCCGTAACCTCACTGCCGCGCGATAAGTCTACGGGATATTTGCCGCCAGTACGTGACTTACTGGAACTGGTATTAGTAGCCAAAGTCCGCTGCGGCGGTCTGTTGCCTTCTTCGGTGCTGTCGATTCTGTCAAATTTACCGGGCATACTGCCGGTGCGTGTATCACGTTCCAGTGGGAAGTAGCCACCGTCAAACACCACGCTTTCACCGCTTGCAAGCTTCATCACCAGCGGTGATGCTTCAATCTTCGGCGGCTCAAAGCCTTTTGTCCTGCGGTTGACTTCTGCCAGCATAGGCCAGAATTTACTTGCTGCATTAATACGTGCCTGCGCATAGGCAATATCTTCTTTAGTCAGATGCTTACACAAAAACTCTATAAGGTTTTGCTTGGTTTGCAGCATTGCTTCTTCTTTGCCTATAAGCTCCGATTCTTCCACCCATATGTCAGAATTCTTTACGCCTACCGGTTTTTGTGAACACAGCCTTGCAGCATTGCTGTCACTGCCAAGGTTGCAAAGCATAGCAATCAAAGCATGCTTATCTGCACTGCCGCCAAGTTCTTCATAATAAATTCTTGTATCATGCGCAATACCTGTTTTCTTGTCCGGTTCCCATTTCTCTAAAGCATCTATAAGCTCGTTCTGATAGCCTTCAAGCATTTCACTTTCCATATCTGCGCAATGGTTGATTTTGTTGTAAAACTCCCTAGTAAAATAACCTTCCGTCCAATTATCCATCATCAAGAAAAAGTTATCAGCGTTACGCAGTGTAGCTATGATATTTTTAGGCCAATCAAGGATTCGCTTACGCAGGCTCTTTTTACTGTCGCTGCCAATCTCCGCTTCATACTCTACCGGCAATTCTTGCAGGTGTGCTATCGTATCAGCCTTAACCTTTTCAAAATCTTCACCGGCGGCAATCTTATTCATCTTCGTATCTTGCTTTGCAATAGCACGAATGTTTTTCAGTGCGTCAATAACATCCATGTAATTTGCAAGGCTAAGTTGCGGTGCATTGGTCAAATCATTATTCGGGTTCAGAACAAACTCCGGCATAGAAATAATTTCGTCGCCGTACTTCGCCTGCATCTCTGCAATGTACTCGCTAAGCGACTGCACCTCTCTACCGTTGGTGTTAAAGTCCTTGCGATGGTAGCCCATACGCTCCAGCAAAGCGCACATCTGGAAGAAGTGCTGCTCTGTTCCCCATACTTCTTTCTTGCTGTGCATCTGCTTTCTGACGTACTTTCTTGCGCTTTCAATCTGATGTTTTGCCTTGACTGCTTCACGATACAAAGCGTGATTAATCATCTGCTGTTGCTTATACATAGCCGCTTCTTCCAAAAGACCAGCTTTAGCAGCCTTATTTGCATTAGCCGCCGCTCTGCGTTCTGCCATAGCAAATCTTCTCGGCTTCATAACCTCGCCTGCGGGCAAAGTCTGAATATAGCGTTTAGCAAAATTATCTGCGTTCTGCTTCCGCACTTTAGCAATATTCTCACGCTCTTTTTGCTTAATATCCTTGTCGCTTATTTCGTTTAGTGCCTCATCAATAAGCTGCTGTTCAAGTGCAACTACTTCGCCGCTTTCGTCATTGTAGAGTGCTTCCCTTGCCGCTTCTCTTGCCTGCTCACGCTCCTGCATGAAGTCAGGGAATCTGCGGTTCACAGCCTTGTCAATCTCTTGACGTACCATAGCTCTTTCGCTCGGTGAAGTCAAAATATCCTGCGCCATAGCATCGCCACTGTCATAGCCCAAACTGTCAGCCACCCAGTCAAACAGTTCTCTCTGCTCGTTAGACAAGGCACGCTTTTTGCTCATCTCCACAAGGTCGACTTTATCCGGGTTAGTTTCAAGCTCGTGCTTCAAGGCTTTAAGCTCGTTAAGCTCTGTAAGCTGTTCGCCCTCTACCAAAGTTTCAGCAATCTCTTTCAAGCCTTCTTCGCTTTTAAGTTTTGCCTTGTCGCCGCCATTACGGATGTAGTTTCTCGCCCAGTTATCCTGTACGTCGCTGCCTTCATTCTCATTGACGGTGTAACCTTCGACAATCTCCCTTGCCATTTCGTAACCGCTGGCATATCCGTTTTCTTCTGCTATCTGGTCAAAAAGTTCTTTCTGCTCCTGCGATAATTGGTTGCGCTTACTTTCTTTTACCAGGTCGACACCTTCGGGGTCTGTTTCAAGTCTATGCTTCAACGCTTGCAGTCTGTCCAGCTCATCGACAATATGTTTAAAGTCTGCCTTAATTTCGGCATCGCCATAATCTAAACCAGTGCTACGCAAATCGTAGTAGTCCGCTACATCTTCGCCCCTTGCAATCTTTTCGGCAATTCTTCTGCGTCCTTTTTTGCTGGTCAAGTCGCTTATGCTGCCGCCGTAGTCATGAACGTATCTTGATACCCAGTTGACATTACGAATACTGTCACCTGCTTCATGGAATACAAGGCCTTCAATATCCGCTTGCTCTAAAGCTCGCTTAGTCCAATGACGTTTCCCGTCTTTGCCTATCTCGCCGAAGTCAACCAAGACTGCGCTCTGGTCCGGTATGCCTGCAAAATCGTTTGCATACTTGCCTTCTGTTCTGTTGGTTGCGGCGAAGTAGCCCCACTTGCCATTGATAAAAAACGCACGTTCACTTTTGACTGTATCTTGATATTCCGCAAGCTCACTTTCTATTCTGTCAGCAATAGGATTTAAAATATCACCAATGGCTCCGTTTGTATCTTTTAACAGTTCGTTATAGTTTATGCGTTCATTGCCATAAATATATTTTCTTGCAAGCCTACGCGGATTAGCTTCGATTGTTTCCCATTCGTTGATTTTCTGCCTAAAGTTAGCATGAGCCATGCCGTGCTCATCAACAACGAATGTAGGATTGGTAACAGTTTTCTGCCTTGCCTTGCTGAACATTGCAACCAGCATATCTTCAGCATTTGCAACACGCTCTTTAGAAAGTGTGCCGTATGTGTCGACTTCTGCTTGCAGATATTCAACTATCGGATTGAGTATATCGTCAATGCTGGCATTGGTATCGTTCAGCATATCATTATAGTTTGGCAGTATGCTTCCTAAAACGTGCCTGTATTTTCTCGCAATAATCGCGGGATTAGCAAGTTTTGATTCTTGCCCGAATTCCTGCCCGACTTGCACTCTTGCACGATTGACAAGTTCTTGCGCTACTGCCTGCTCAATCTGCGGCCGTATTTCTTCGATGAAAGCAGCCTTTTCAGCTCTGCGCTTTGCACTGAAATCAGCCATTGCGCGTCTTGTCAGAATATCCACGGCCTTGTCTTTAGCCTTCAAGATTTTATCCTGCAAGGTCTTTTTATTTTGGTCTGATAACTTGGATGTTATATTCTCCGGCAAGCCGCCGAATATGCCCTCCATGCGCGCCATAACTTCAATTTCTTCACGGCATGCCAACATTCTGTCGAATACCTGCCGTACTTCCGGCGTTAATTCTGCCGCATTTTCACTTCTTGCTATCTTACTATAAATAGCTGATAACCAATTAGCGAATCTCTGGAACACTCCGCGCAAGCCAACACTAGGCGCTTTGCCTTCCATGATGTAGGTTTCAAATGCTTCTGCCAGCTTTTCATGCCCGGCTCTCTTTGCTTCAACGTCACCGCTTGCCCATGTGTCAGCGTCAATGCCTGCGTACTCCATGAGCTTTTTCGCATCAGCGTTTAGTCTTGTGTTGCTGGGGTCTGCCAATGCTTCGTTAATCATGGTTTCCACAAAGTAGTGTCCTGTTTCGTGGATAACTGTACTTGCATCTGCGCCCTTAAAAAGCGTGATAACATAAGTACCATCATCCATTGGGGAAATCATGCCTTTATCTTTCAGTGTACCATTGACAATTTTTTGTTGCTTGTAATTATCTGCTTTTTGTGATACACTATCAGCAAAAGAGGGCGTTTTGTTTGAGATACTGGGCTGAGCCTTGAATTGCTCGGAACCCGAGGGCTTGAACGCGTCCTCTATTTTTTTATACTCACTTTCGTTAAAAACATTATGATTATAATATGATAATGATTTATCATTATGTTCTCTTACTGTAACAACTACATAACGTTTTTCACCATTAACATTCAGCGCAGAATGAATATAATAAAAATTCTCGTCTGAATGTTTTTCTTTTTGCGGCGCAGATTCTGTAACGAAATTACCATTCTCCATAATTTCACGTAAATAGCGCAATGCAAAAAGTTTTTCTTTTTTAGCGGAAGTGTGTTCCATTTTCTTTCTGCCACTTGTGCCAAATTTAATATTATTTTCTTGATACCCTTTATCTATTCTAATATCACCCAATACACCATTATGAACGCTCGTGCCTTGCAAGTTGTCCCTATACCATGCAAAAGCCTTTTTCTGCAAGCTCTTCAAATCTGAATAGTGTCCCATCTCATTTCCGGTAATATTAGTAGTATAGAATTGCTCTTTTTTAAGCACTCCTCCCTTGCTAAACCAGCCATTCTTTTGTTTAGCTTTGCCGCCATCTTCAAAGCGCAGCTTATTCTTTTGCAGCCATGCAGCAGGATTTTCGGGGTCTGCAATAAGTGCGCGGCTCTCCAATACTAAACGCAAATTGCCGGCATGAGATTTATTCATACCTGCTTTAGTAGCGCTGTCAACAATAGCGTCAAGTTCTGCGTCAAGCTCCGTACTTGCCTGCCTGGTCAAGTTATAACCTTCTCGCAGTTCTTTGCGTGTCTTTGCGCCGCCGTCCGACAATTCGCCGTTGCTGTCAAAGTACATATTGTCTTTCGTAGCTTCAAACAGCGCATTATCTTTAGCCATTGCCGCCGTAAACTTGCCGCGACTAATGTCTATATCCTGCCCCAGCTCCGCAGCCGCCTCTACTACTTCTTCGGTAACTCCTAGTTCCTCAAAAAGTTTGTTGTTGTTGCTGGTCTGCTTGTAGCCTTCCAAGTCCTGCGCTGATACAGTAACAGTATCGTCCTCAAAGTTAGGATTATTCGCTTCAATTTCAGCCGCCGCACGTTCCGGGTTAATACCTGTTTCTTTGATTCGTTCAGCGTCCGCTACTAACTTTGCCTTGCGTTCTTCGTTGGCTTTCAAAGCGACGTGCTCAACAACGCTGTCAACTGCAACCTTTGCACCGCTTGCAGTACCACCAAGGATAGCACCGATAAGGCCACTATATCCTGCTTCCTTCAAGTTCTGCTGCCAGTTCTCGCCCCACTTCTCTGCAAGTTTGGCAGTGCTTGCGCCGGGGTTCTTTGCCCATAAGTCCGTAGCTTGCTCCGGGAATTCCTGTAATGCTTCGGTAACACCTTCTTCAAGGCCACGTTTGGTAACTTCCCATATCTTAGCTTTCAGCCCGCTACCGGCAGGCATCTTTTTAAGCAGTCTGCCAAGCGGCAGTTCTTCTAATACCGCCTGCGGGATTGCGTTCAGCAAGCCTGCCTCTGCTGCTCTGCTTGCGTTTACGCCCTCTTTGCGCAGTCGCAGGTATTGTTCGCCGCTGATGTTTGCACCATTGTAAAGCATACTAATAGCATGTACAGTTTTTGCAGTTGCGCCGGCAGCGCCTACACCTTTAGTCAGTGCAAGCTGTACTAAAAGCTGAATACCGTTTTCAGCCAAATCATAACCAAGTTGCCCAGCCGCCGTATCAGCCTTAACTTCTTCGCGCTTCAAAATCTCATCGGTGACATAGCCTAAAGCCTTGCTGATGTTCTCTGATTGGTCATACTCTTTAACAACATTCTTGTCACCCTTGTGAGCTTCAATATTAGAATCAATCGCCGCTTTAGCCGCACCGAATAAGCCACGCACCGAACCTTTAAGGCCGTTCATCATGGCAGTGCCTATGCCTGGTTTATCATCGTTGATAATACTACTAGTATCAATCGTCGGTGAGCTATTGCTCTGTACTGCCTGCGAAAACTTATTGTACTCATCGTCGCTCATTTTTTGCAGGTCATAATAACCTAAAGTTTCAGCAGGAGTTAAATTGCTGTCTGCGCCTGTTGCATAACCGCCATCGTACCAATCCTGTTTTTCGTTTCGTAGTCTTTGAAATTCTTTTTCGTTATCTTCCCAGCTCATTTAATAATCTCCATTCATAACCTCATCAAGATAGCCGCCGTTGACATTGCCATCGCTGCCGTCAAAGTATGTGACGTGATACCAATCGTCAGCAATTTTTTTAACTCTGGCTATACCTGCTTTTGCTAACAGTGCATCGTTACCGCTGAAAGTCTTTGTGCTATCCCACAAAAAGCCCGGTTTTGTTACGTAAGTACCAAAAGTCCGTGTAGTTATAGCTTGCTTCATAGCGTCAACTAATACTGATTCATCCGGGTTCATGCCGTTGTGTTCAGCGCGGTACGTGCGTACCCACTGTTTGCCGTATATCTTTAGACCTTGTTTTACTTTATCGTTAGAAGAACTACCCATTGCATACTTGCAAAGGCCGTCCCAATCATAAGCATATTCGCCTGCGCCACTCAACCAATTATCATAAGACTTATCTAATGAGTTCATATCAGAATTAGTTGCGCCGTGGCTTCTTGCGAAAGCTAAAAATTCTGCTTTAGATTTAAACCTGCCTGCTTCAAGCATTGAAATTACTGCTTCTTTGCCGTCGCTGCCAAGTTTGGCTATGCCTTCACGGCCACCGCTACCGCCGCTTCCGCTTCTGCCTTGCGGTCCGTATATCGCCACCACCGCATTACGGTATGTTACATACTTGTCGGGGTCACTGCCTGCCTGGTTAGTAGCCCATGCCATAGCGTCACTGTAGCTTGTACCGTTATTAAACATAGCAAATATCTCATTCTTTATTCCTTCAAAAAGTTTGTTTTTCTTATAAGTTTCTATTCTGTCATGGTCTGCCTTGATAGTGCGGTACTGCTTCATAATGCGGTCTTGCTCATCCTGGCTCATGTTGTGGGTGCTGCGCACGTTCCCTGCCCTATTGGTAACACTCTCTGCATATTCTTTGATACTAGGCTCATTCCCATGCTGCGGCGTATCCCAAGTGTTTCCCCATACGTCCGTTGTTTTACCACTTACCCAGCGTTGCGCATTAGTTTCTCCGCTATACCATGCTACCGCCGCACCTGCTGCACCGTATTTATCATAGTATTGTTTTAACTTAAAGCGTGCGACAATCTCTTGATTTTCCGGTGTCATTTCCGCACCTGCTGGCAAGCCTGCTTCTTGGCTCCAGCTAGGCCAGTTACTAGGCAAAATCTGATATTTGCCGCTTGCACCGGTGCGGCCATTCTTGGCGTTATAATTGCCGCCGCTCTCTTGAATACCGAAAGAAGTTAGCAAATTCTCAAAATCATTACCGCTTTCGCTGCCGCTAAATCCTTTCATGCCTTCAAGTTCTTTGCGTACTGCTTCTTCATTGTCGCCATATTTAGCATACAAATCTTTAGCGGTATTTCTTTCAAAAGCGCTGCTCTCTTTATCGTATGCCACCTTTTCAAAAGCAGCTCGCTGATTGGCAGTCAGATAACTACCGTACTTATCCATGATGTTACGCATAGTGCCATAATCTTCGTTGGTGATACTTGCGCCGACGGCACTTGCTACCACCTGCCCGATGTTGGCTCTGCTTTTAGATTCGATAAACTCTGCGCCACGCTTGCCATATATAGCGCTTGTCAGTAACTGTGTACGAATAATCTCATCTTGCAGTGCCTGCGGATTATTCCAGTTCTTCTGTACAAACTCGCAGGAGTTCTGAATATTATTGTCATAGCGTAAATCAGTGACTGCTTCTTTTTGCTTCTGCTCGTATTGGTCGACAGTCTGGAAGCCTTGCTGTGCGCTCTGATACATTAAATGGTCTAATGCAAGCTGATTCTTTTGGCTGTGCAGTTTGGTATTACTTAATACATCCTGCCTTGCCTTATTTATCTGCTCTGTGTAGCTTGCGCCTGCGCCGGCAGTGCCTTCTAATTTCGTATTCATAAGGCCGCTTTCATCGTTGTACATGATGTTATAGCGGCTCTTATTAAATATATCCATAGCGTTAAGGATAGACTGTTTGTCCTCATCCTCTTGCTGTGCTTCTACTGCTACCGCCCATTTGTTGGCGGCACCGGCAATAGCGGCAAGTCCTTTGCCGCCGCTGCCATAAGCGTTAAGGTCACTCGATACCTTGACAGTCGCACCGCCGCCGGCACCTAAATTGACGCTGCCTTGATAACCTGCAATCTTCATACTGCACCTCCCTTACCAGTTCCATTTAGTAAAGCCTGTATTATCCATGAACGGGTTATTCTTCTTTGCCTGGTTGTAAAGATTGAAGCCGTTCATATTGCTAGCAGGAAGATTGAAATCACTGTTAGCATCGTACCATTCATCACCGCTTACTGTAGTTGTTCCCTTGCTGCCGCCAATCATGCCTTTAGAGTAAGCGTTCGCCGCCGCACCTACAAGCGTACTAAACATCTGCATTTTGCCGTTGGCTTTAGCGTTCTTCGCCGCCGCATTATATGCGCTTGCCTGGTTGCGATAATTAACCTCGTTTACATAAGTGCTCCACGCATCATTACGCTGATTCTGCAACAGATTCATACTGTCTTTTTTGTAAGCGTCCTCACTGCTTGAAAGAATATCGCTGACACTGCCGCTGCCGGTTAGCCCGCTGCTGCCGGCCGCCGCCAGTGCCTGCCCTCTTGCAAGCCTCATTCTATCGTTGAGTTGGCTCTGCTTCTGCGCATACGCTTCTGCCTGCTGCTCACGTTTGCGGCTCATAATAGCCGCGTTCTGCTGTGCAGCCTGCGCCTGCGCTTTATATGCCTGCTCCTGCTGTTTGGCCTGCTGATGCTGGCCACTTAACTGCATGACAGTTTGCAGGCCCATTAAGATTCCAAGTGTACCCATTACGCTCACTCCCCTCTATATGGAATATAAAACTGATAAAATTTCTTGCCGTCCCAACCTGTTTTAGGCTCTACCAAAAATACCGCTCCCAAGTGTCTTAAATAGTTAATGCTAGTGCGGTTCTTCTCGTAGACGATATTGTGCAGCAGTCCATGCTTGCGTACCCATTCATTCAGCACTCTTTTCGCTTCCTTGAAAAGCAGGCTCTTTGTGTAACCATTGTAAAGTTCGTTCGTGCCTACCATCCAGATTCCGCGCCCTGGCGCGCCCCATTCCATAGTGCCCTTGCCGAATATCGCAAGCAGTTTTCCGTCCTCACCACGATACACCCTTGTTTCTTCGTCAAGCTTGATACTGCCAATAAGCACAAATACCGGGTCACTGCTTGCTTCCAAATCTTCCTTATCATGCGGCCGTATATCCTGCATAAGTTCTTCAATCAACGGCACAACATTTTCTTTTGACTTATTATCAAGTATTTCAACTGTCCACTTCTTAGCCACCGAAAGACACCTCCCGCACTACCGCCAGCAAGTTAAAAGGATATGGCTCATCCGTAACGATAATCACTCTGCCTTCGTTATTAAAGCCGCCAATAGGCAAAGTCATATGCTTGTCACCGGTAAATAATTTAATATCGCTCACTGCGTTCTGCTCATCAAAGTTCATCAAGTCCATAGTATTTATATCCGGCCCGACCATGCCGCCAAGAGAATTACTTAAACGCAGGATGCAATTACTAATCTGCTTTTTACGCCCTTGCATAGTGCCGTCACCCGTCTTAATTTCGACGTTTGGCAGTTCCACGATACTTCTATAGGGCAAGCCAATAAAAGCGTGTTGTACGGCCGCTGGGAGCGTCACAGTGCCGTCTTGGCTTACAGTCAGTCCGCTATACACTCTTCCGTCGCCGATAACAGCAACTTTTTCGCCTGCCAGCTCTGCTGCATCAATCTCCGTTGCCCCACTGCTCTTTTCAGCGGTGCTATACTCAATAGCATTATCAAGCATAATATAATCATCGGGGCTATTGCTCTTTGCAGGATTCTTTGCCAGATACTCGATATTGCGTACTGTCACGCCGTTTATCTCTCGCTGTACTACAAGATAAATAATATCTTCATCGCCTTCCTGCACTGCTGCCACAGCTTCAATCTTGCCTTGTGTTTCTATCGTCGACCAGGCATATACCTTTTGTTCCATGATGTAGGATAAGCAAGCCATAGTTCCGTCACTTCTCACAAAGTATATAGTGCTGTCGGGTTCCTGCTTATATGCGCTGTCGACAATCTGTACATTCTCTATGATATGCTTTGCCAGCAATGTTAAGTCATTGCCGCCGTAGCTGTCTGTTTCATAGCTATATGCCATATCCCTTACAGTGCTTCCACGGCCTTGTACAAACACGATTCTGCCGCCAATCATCAGCGGCTCAACATTGCTGCATCCGCGTGTAGTCTGCATTTTGGGAACGGCTTTAGATGGGGTTACAGTATCGCTGCCGCTTACTGTCCATTCGTTACCCGCAGTCAAGACGATTAAATCGGTGCTTGCTATCAAGTGTAAAATCTTAAACTGCTTGCGGCTCACAAAGGCAAGTTCTACTGCGCTATCATCGGTAACAGTGCCGCTGGCTTTCTCTACACTGAAATTGCCGTAGTCACCGGTTCTGCTCATCCATACCATGTAAGGCTGCTTCTTCGTGCCGCCAAAACATAGTCTGTCCTGGAAAAAGCAAAGTGTTTGCGGATAGCCAAATTTTTCACTCCATGCGCCCCATAAGAAATTAGTTGTCATATCTGTTGAGCCAAGCTCTTTTTCAACATGGGCTTTAGCTGTACTGTCGCTAGTAATTTCAGTAAGTTTTACAACGCCTTCCGCATTGTAGGCCATTGCTGTTAAATCAACAGTGCAAGTACCGCTAGTTATAGCACATACCGCCCTTAAAAATACCGGTTCTGTTACGCTGCCGCTTTCGGACGGGTTGTAATCGTCCTTAGATGTATATTTTCTGTATTCTTTCCAGCTTTCGCCATCGTCGCTTTTTTCTACGGTAAAACTGCCGCTCCAAGTGCCGTGACTGATAACCTTCCAATTTTCGCCTACGCGCACTCTTTCAGTAGTGCCGTTGCTGGTTGATACAGTCTTGCTTGCAATCTCTTGTTTAAGTTTGATATACGCGCCAGGCTTGCTGCTAGCGAAAATATTCTTGTTGCTCGTCAAGGTAATATCGCCTTGCGTTCCCGAAGGTGTCAATTCTTTATTGCCGGTATATAAAATCTTTACCCAGCCATTTGCGCCCGCTTTGCCGCTATTATCCTTATATTTAGTGCCTGCAATACCGCCAATACCGCCACCACCTGCGCCGTATGTTGCGCCTTGCGTGCCCTTTGTGCCTTGATAACGGTCGCCACTAGATTCACGGCTACCACCGCCACCGCCGCCGCCGCCTCCGCCAACCAAGCCGCACGCCGTACTATTGCCGCCATTGCCGCCACTAGAGGCTGTTCCGTAACTACCTTTGCCGCTTCCGCCAGCGCCGCCGCTACCGACTATGACCGTATAACTTGTATCTTTAGACAACGTGACTGTTTTTATTATACGTTCGCCATTGCCACCTGCGCCGCCGCCAACACAATAGTAATGGAGTCCGTGATTACTCGGTTTTGAATATTTAACGCCGCCACCGCCACCGCCGCCTGCACCGGCTATATCAATCTGATATTCACCGGTAACAGTCGGTTGAAATTGATAAGTGCCAGGCACTGTATAACTTATGCCGCTATAATTTTCAAGTGAGGTTGATTCGTCGAAATACATATCCGTAATTTCAAAATCAGCAAAGCGCCAGTCAGTGTCTGAATATCTTGCAAACTGTTTTACGGGATATTTGCCGCTGGCGATAAACATAGTATCTGCGCTTTGAACAAATCTCAAATCTTGCAGCATATCTGCCGTGTATGGTGTTACAACTTCTATGTTTATATAAAGTCCGTTCTTATGCACTCTTATATATTGCTCGCCAATCTCCAAAAGATAGTCAGTGCTATCTGCGCCGTTGAATGGTACCAGGATGCACGCTTTATCGCTATATTTTGTTCGCGCCATATACTTCATGCCCGGTCTGCGATAAATAGGGCCGTGCGGTTTGATAAGGCAGTTATAGGCTTGCAGCACCGCAAGCTGGTACTTATCTAAGTCGACGCGGTTTGCAACTTCGGCGCTGATTTCGCCGCCGGTAAACGCAGGCTGCAATAAATAATAAGGTGTTAACCCGCTAGCCATAATTACGCCCTCCCGTCAAAGTATTTACTCGGATAATCCGGCAGTTCTTTCTTTTCGCTTGCCGTAGTATACTTTGCTTTCTGCAATGCTGCCATTGCAAGCTGATACTGTGTCTGCTGCAAGCCGCTGTTGCCGGTCAGCTGTACGCAGATATTAAACGCCAACATATGAGTAAACACACTCAAAAAATCACTCGAAAACATTTCCACATCGTCAACGTCATAGGTATATTCAAGCCACGCAGCAGGGATATTGCAGCCTATACCAAGCACGTTGTCACTTGCCATATATAAGTCCCACTCTTCCTGCTGCTGTTCGCCTGCCCTTATCATTGCGCCGGTGTCAGCGTCAAATATCTTGCGCACAGCAAGGCACTTTTCGGGGTAGGCGTAAACGTGGGACCAGTACGGAGATTCGATACTAAGTTCTGCAAGCTTGCTCACGCGCTTTGCAAATCCCCAAGTGTAGCTTCTTAATAACTCTTTGCGCGTAGGCTCATAAAACAGTTTGCACTGTCTGGCTAGTTCTGATTGCTCGTCTATATTGCTTATACGGCCTTTAGCGATATGAGCCAGTGCCATATTACATACATCGGTAATGTTAAGCATTTTTAACTATTCCTCCTTGATTATTAAAAAAGGGAAGAGCTTATCGCCCTCCCCTTAAAGTACCAAATCAGCCCGGCCAGTTCGGAACAGTTTCAGTCAAGCCAGCAGTCAGTTTGCCGCCGCTTGCGCCGGTAACAGTCAGTCTGGAAAAAGCCTTCATGCCATACGGCAGCTTTGCTGCAACCAAAATGCCCTTTTTGCTGGCGGCAAGAGTATAAGTTGCAACAACAGTTTTAGTGCTGAAGCTTTCGCTGTCAGAAGTTTCCAGCGCCGCAGTGATAGTGTCGCTAGTAGCTAAGGCGGTCGGCGCAGTGATAACAAGAAACAACGGGTCGGCCGCATCACCGCCGCCAACGTTCGCAATTACATTGCTGGTCAAGGAATTGTCCATGTACATATTTTGCTGGTCAAAAATCATTGTTATTCACTCCTTCCGGTTATTGTACTGCCGCTTCGGTTTCGCTTTGGCAGTCAAGTTTCTTAATCTGAATACCTGCAAGGTACAGTTTAGGCGGCGCGTCCATAAAGTCCTGGCGGGTAACATGAACATTGTTCTTGTTGTTCAGATAGCACTCCAGCCAAGAGTATACGCCGTCAGATACATACGCAACCGGTGCTTTCTGGTCTTGCAGACGGTTCTTTGCGAAGATGAATTTATTCATCAGTTCGCGTTGCGCACTGTCAGTCAAAGAGTTAAGCTTTTGGACATCAATGTTGCACACGCGCACAATAGAACGAACATTTTGTACCGCCAAGCCACACTTCCAAGAGTACAAGGTCTGCAATGCACGGAACGGCTTGTTATTCTCATCGTATACGTCGCTTTCGCCCAAGTCCTCAGTCTTCAAGCCTGCCTGGGTGCCTTTAGGATATACGCCCATTACGCGGCGGTCGCCCCAATCTACAAAGTAGATAGAAGCATTAGTGTTAGTACCAGGAGTACCCGCGGAAATTACCTGGTGGCCTGGAGTGCCTTTGCCGCCGTCGGTCAAAGTATTGTAGCGTACCGCAATACCATTGAAAGTGTCCGGGTCTTCGTCCAAGTTGCCGTACAAGAATTGACGTGCGACGTATTGGCCCATGCCTTCTACGTGTGCATCATCCTCTGCCATACGGAAAGCCTGCGGATTCGGTTTGCCGGAAAGCAATTCAACGTCCACGCAGGAACGGTCCTCCAAGTGCATACATACATCAATGCGCTGCTTTACAGTGCCTTTAGTCGGAGAAGTACCGCGGTTAATACGACGGATAGACGGAGAAGGCAGGCTGGCACGAATAGTAGTTTTAGTACCAATCGGCAAATCGCCTTCCATCCACCGAATATCTTCCATAATAGGATTGGATTCGTTAAGCACTTCCATAACGCGGTCAATAGCGCCTTGCGGAGTTAAATACTTTCGTAAGTCACTCATAGTTTGGGAGTAACCAATAGTAGCCATAGTTTCATCATCCTTCCTGTTTTTCAATTAAAAATTAATAAATTATTTGTATCTGCTCCAGTCGGTTTTTGGGTACATGTTTGCTGCAATGCCTTGCGCAGCGTTTAAGCCTTGTGCGCCGTTTTGTGCAGCCAAGCCGGGGTCCTCGCCAAGCAGTTCGCCAAGTTTCGCAAATGCTCTCACGATAGCAATTTGATTGCCTGCGCCAGTAATTTCTAACGCTTCACGCACGTTCAAGCCCGGATACATTGCCTCCAATTTACGGCAGGCAGTATCGCAAAGGCCCTGTACTTTGCCCAAGTCTGCGCCCAGTGCCGTTTTAGCTTCGTCACCCCATTTAGCAATTTCTTGCGCACGGAGCTGTTCTACGCCTTGCACTACACGGCTTGCATACTCTGTGCCGTACTTTGCAAGTGCTCTTGCCTGGTCATTGCTAAGGTTCATGCCTTTAATGACATCTACAAAGCGTCCTTGCTCATCAGCACTAAGCTCATAGCCTTCCGGCATTTCTACTCCTGCAAAGTCATAATTCACTGTGCCGGGCTGCTGTTGTGTGCCTTGCCCATTACTTCCGTTCCCTGCAATAGTGCCGGAAGCACTTGTATTATTAGTTGCATTAGTAGTCGGGTCTGTTTGCTGCTGTTGCACTGTGGTATCGGGTTGCTGCTGTGCGCCTTCGCCGTTCACAACTGTGTTTTCACCGTTCTCGCCCATTAGTTATTCCTCCTTGTTGTTATCTATATATTCCACTGCCAGCTCTTGTAGCTTTAGTTGGAATTCTGCATACTCCATTTCAGCCTGCTGTTTAAGCTCTATTCCTTGCAGCCCAAGTGCTAAAATGCTTTTGATAATGCCTAAGCCTACGTCGCGGCGGCCTTCGTTATAGAAAGTCTTGCTGTTACCGGTAAAGCACATAGAGTTTACTTTGGTTGCGTCAAGCATACGCATCAAGAACCAGCGCCCGCTTTCGCTCCCCAGCAGGTCAAGCAGGGCCTCTTTATCCCTTCTTGCCTGTTCTCTTACCATGTACTCTGTCAGCAGTGCTTGCCTTCTATCATCGCCGGTATTGGATTTATATTTAAACTGCTCGCTCATTATTCCCAACCTCCCGGCACGCCTAGCCAGCTTGTAATAGCCGGGTTGGAATCATTCGCCGCCGCAGTAAGATTTTTGGCCGCCTCTGCCGCAGGAGCCGCAGCCTGTGCCATTGCCAAGCCTTCCTGCATTTCCTGCTGCCGTTGCATTTCCTGCTGCTCTTGTTTGAGCATTTCTTGTACTTCTTCATCACTGCGCAATGCCATCGCAGGCACGCCAAGCATTTCAAAGTATTTTGTAATAGCACCCAACGGGTTAATCTTCTTCGTAACTTCTGGCCATACTTGCGCCATCTGTCCGGTCTGTGCTATCGCCTGTTCGATATTCACAAGTCCGCTCATCTTCTGCGCCTGCGCCAAAGGTGAAATATAGTCCACTTCTACATCCTCTTCACTCAAAATGTCTTGTAGTTCTTCCGGTACCGGTGGGAATCCACCGCTTCTGTCGATGATGTTATATACACGTTGAAGAATCAGTGTTAAGAATTCATCCTGCAATCGCTCAACCACGGGGCCTAGCTGTTGCAGTTTTTCCTGCGTTCTCTCCATAACCTCTCTAGCAGTCATGCGGCTATTATCAAGGTTATCTAACATCAAGAACAAATCAGCACTGTATGCTCTCTTTATAGCATCCTCAACGCGAATAATTTCTTCCTGCGCGTCCTTCAAGTCAAGGTCAACCGCGAACAAAGGCTTAACCATATCTTGCGTCTGGTCATCTACGGCTGTTAGACCACCAGGCATCAAGTTAATACCGCCGTTATTCATAAGGCTTGGACTGCCTTGCATCGGCGGCTTTATCTTTAACTCTATTGCTGTCAGATAATCTTTTTTCAGCAGTTGCAGCATTTTGCTGTCGCCTTCTGCAAACCACGCAGGACCTCTTGCGTATGCCTCATTGCCGCTGACAAGATAACGTGCTACCGGTACTGCTTCTTCTTCAAAGCCACCAACATACAAGTATTCGTCACTCTCTGACTTTTCCAACCAGTACACGCTTCTATACGGCATGTTCAGTCTGTCCATGTAGCCAGGCAGCTTATCACTGTTAGGCTCTACCATCCAGCAGACTTTATACTTCTTAGTAAGATTGGTCTGATTGTCTAACAGTCCTTTCAGATTGTCGGGCAAAGCGTCTACGCCGAAGCAGTCCGCTAGCTGCTGCAAAGTCATATCGTACTTTCTTGCAAAAGTAGTTACCTTGCCGAAGCCGTCTGCTTCAAGTGCATAAGTACCGATTGTCATTGTCTGGAACCGCACACCGTTTTCTGCGTCGTAGAATATAGCCATCGGGCACTGCCCAAAAGGTAATTCCAGATATACAGTATGGATGCTGTTATAGAAGTTGCTCTTTGCAAGCACGCTTGATACAATCTCTTGTCTTGTGTCAAGCACCTTCATAGCCTCAACATTCGTATTCAGCTCCGGCCGTCTGTATGCAAATCTGAACCACTGGCGGCTCGGCGGTGTAAGTCCGCTCATAACGCCAGCAGCAAATACCTGCGCCGCTCTCCACGCTACGCCATGCACAATCTTTAAGTCACGTCTGCGCGCGGGATTGGTCTTGTCTGCTGTATCGTCAAACTCGCCGACAAACGGAAGCTGATAATCTCTTATCTCTTTCCATCTGTCTACCCAATCTCGCCTGTCCTCGTACATGCTTTTGAGCTTACGCACCAAACGTTGGCGGTCTGGCAAGTTCTTTTTCAGCGGCACCCCGTCACTAGGAAGTGTTCCCTGTGGCTTGCTCGCCGCTATCGTTTGAAAGTTCATAAGCTGTTACCTCTTAGCCTAAAGTATTACGGCCGCTTTCGCCGCCACTAGCAATAGTGCTTGTCTGTGTAGATGCAAAGCCTTTACGCTTCTTCTTGTTACTGTCGCTGCCGGCCGCAACTTCGCTGCTTGTCGCAACGGTAGTCGGTGCCGGGTCCACCTTTTCAATAGTCGGCATGTTACCGCCGCCGAATAATTTTGCAATACCACCCATTTTTAAATCGCCCCCATAATTGAATATTCTGTGTTGCACATCAGCACTTTAGGCTTTCTATCGTCAAACCCTAATTGCCTTAATGGAACCTTCCTTGCAAATGTTAGTGCCAGGCCGTCTGCAAGGTCTGGTGAACGCCCTAGCTTTTCTTTTATCTCCTCTTTAGGCGTTAGTATTAAACGCCCATTCTTAGAGTACTTATAGTGAATGACTGCAAGCTCTTCTCTTAGTCCAGGTTCATCCGGCAAAGCTCCGCCATCTTCTATCCAGTCTTTCAGTTTGAAGTACATCTCTGCTCTGATATTCTCATAGCGCTTATTCTCTATCGCCGCACCTTGAAATGGTATCTCTCTCAAAGCCGTGTACCCCATCTGCCGCAATCTGTCGACTACGCCAGCACCCATGTTGCCAACGTCTATAAAGGTCATATCTGCCTTATTTTCATCCATTGCCAAAGCAATATAATCTGCCGTCTGCATCGTGTTCAGCTTCTTATAGATTCTCGGCTTAGCATATGCCATTAAACCCTTACGCCGCCATATGCACGTTCTGTCATCGCCAAAGCGCGCTATATCAGCGCCTTGCACCAGCGGCATATCATAGGGAACATCCTTTTCTGTCAGCTCCCTACTGAAAGCCTTATCTAGTTCTTCCAGACTGAAAAGCTCGTTGATTGCCGATACGCTAAAGTCACACAAATACTCTTGTCTGAATTCTACCTCTGGCATATCCTCTTTCAGCTCTTCTATGCTCTTTGCGTCTAAGATGCCACTATCGTACACATTAGACAAATACGCAAAGTAGCGCTTATTCGTCTTGGCCTTCTTGTACATCTCGTAGAAGTTGTTCTGCCCCTTAGGTGTACCGATAAAATAGCAATAGCCTTTTCTGTCGCCGTTCTCTATCGCAGGTCGGATTATCTGCGTCCACATCTCCGGCTTCATATCCGAATACTCGTCAAGTATTACGCCGTCCCAATATGTACCACGTAATGCGTCGGGGTTATTCGCACCAACGATATATATCCTTGCGCCCTGCGCTCCAGGTACTTTACTGGGGAATTCAACATACTTCTTTGTCTCATTCACCTTGATGCCTTCTATGACGCTTGTGTAATACTTCAATGGTCCCCATGCAATAATTTCCATCTGTGCACTGAACGGACCTACCAAAGCATACTGCGGGCTGATTAAGTCACTCTGCAAAGCATCCCTTATAAGGTGATTCACCATTCCGATGGTCTTACCAAAGCGGCGGTGTGCTACGATTACTGCAAAGCGGTGTCTGCTTAATTCCTTATGCAGCACCTTCGCCCATGCAGGTCGTGGAGTATATGGTATCTGTATTACGTTTTCCATGTTTACCCCCTTGAAAAAATCGTTTTGGTAATTTTTGGTATTTACCTCCCCCGGCGGCTGCGAAATTTTTGGGCCCCACCCCCACTCAACGCCAGAGGAAAAGGCAAGATTCAAAATCAAATTTTGCGAAAACCCAGGGAAATCACCAACGCCAGCGCCGCCAACCAACCAATCAGAACCCACGCCAAACAAAAATAAAAACGTGGTAGGCCTGCCGCATGAGCCACGCAGGAACGGCCGCCAACATCTGCCAGGTGAACGCCTGCCGCTAACATCATCAGCCAGGCCGTCAACATCTGGAACCGCCAGCTAATCAGCAGCAGCAGGATAATATTTTACGTCCGATAATAAGGATTATGTTAAAAGCTCTATCTATGTTTATGTTTTGGTAGCATCTTCTGAACAATCGTTTACTATAACAGCATCATCTGCCGCGCCCCAATGATACACAGCCGGACCCTTGCTAGCGTGCGTCTGCTTGTCAAACGCGCCTATGCTCTCTGCATATAGCTTTGACGCGGCTAGCTTATCCTTGTTGCTGGCTTTATTGTCTGACATAATCTTGAGCCAATAGGCCTGCAGGTCCTGCACAGCCAGGACGGCTACAGCCGCGCCCTGCTGTTTGAGCAGCGCCGCACAATCCTCTAACGTCTGCGGCGTTGTCGCTATTGCCGGCGGTCTGCCTCTTGTTGGTGTATTTGTGTTGTTTAATAAACTTTTAATCTTAAACATTTCTGTCATATCTTCGTTACAAACTCTGTAACTGTATATATAATTAATATTATCAATAATGGCAATCAGTAAACAATACATTAACAATACATATTGAAAAGATAATCATTATTTACCAGAAAAAGACAATAAAAAAATGATTAACAGAATCCATCTGTCAATCATCAATTAAATTATATTTATTATCTTGCTATAAATTATATGCCTTAAAAAATGCTATTAAGTCAATGATACTTTTTTAAATCTTTGTGAACGTCCTCAATCCATTATAAATGTTGCTGAACAAAGAAGAACGGCCGCACGCTGAACATCTGCCAGCATGCGGCCGTTGCTATCCTCTTATAATGTTGTTATTTGCCCTGCGTATCATCTGCGGGGCTGCCGTCGCTATCTGCTGGCGGCGTTGACGCCGGAACAGACACAGCGACGCGCCCGGCCTTGTCAACCAGGGCCAGGCTATATCCGCATAGTTCCGCCGCCGTCGCTAGCTCATCAGCGGACCAGCGGCCGCGGCTCAACTTATCATTAATGCTTTGTGCGTTGGCCACGCCTAGCGCAGCCGCCAGAGCCGACCGCTTAACCTGCGCGCTATCCAGCGCATATTTTATAGCTTGGCTTGCTTGTTTGCTCATGTTTTAGCCCTCCAATCTTGTTTACTACATTATATAGCCGCCGCGCCTAAAAAACAAGTCAAAAAAAATATAAAAATATCCATTTTGACTATTGACAAGCATAGCCGCATGCGCTATAATCATAGACATAGAAAACAAATAACTAGCCAACACGGCTACATTTTAGGAGGCTATGAAAAATGAAATTATTTACAAGCATTATCCTAGGCGGCGTTCTGCAGGTCCTGGCCGTCAGCGCCAGCCGCGCAGCCAACGTAAACCCCGACACAGCGAACGCGCTGGATTGCTTCTTCTGGTACGTGGAGAACGGCGGCCTTGAAGTTGCTTGCGTACAAACAGCCGCCAACCTGGGCTGCTACGACCTGGCGGACGTTATCGCCACATTATTCTAAAGGAGGAACAAAAAATGACTAAACGCATGGAACAAACTCAAAACGCTAAAATGGTTCAGCTGGCGCTTTTCCGCGAATACGGCTTTCAGCCGTGTTTAAAGGATATTAAAATTTTGCACACCGCCGACTTTGACGAATTCCCGGGGCACGTCGAAGCACTCTACACGGTAATCAAAGGCCATTTCTACAATGTCTTTTTTGATGTTACCGGTGAAGCAACCGTTTACAAATATTAAGGAGGACGAAAAGATGAAAATTAAAAACTTGCGTATCAAACAACTTATGAAAGTTGCTAAGCTCATGAACCGCTACCCGGCATTAAGCGAGGCACAGCAGGAAGTCTATCAATACGCAATCAACATCGTTTATCTGCTGTAAGCTGATGACAAGGGCGAAAGCCCTTGTAAAGCTGCCGGCGGCGGTTCAAAGCCCGCGCCCAGCCGAAAGGAGAGAAAAAAATGACTTTTGAAAAGTATAATGCGAACCCCGAAAATAAGAATATTGGTGATTGCTCAATTAGAGCTATCTGCACGGCAACCCCGTTAACCTACCAGCAGGCTAAAAAGCTGCTTGAAACAAAGGTATTTGAAAGCGGCGCTGCATGGAACACCGTAAAGAACATCACCGCCGCCCTGGCTGACCTGGGAATTGAAGTTAAAGCCGCCAACCGTGAAACAATCAACAGCTTTACAAAGCATTGCGACACCGGCGCTAGCTACGTTGTTTTTGTAGCAAAGCACGCCGTAGCCGTTGTTAACGGTGTTATCTATGATACATGGGACAGCAGCCGCCGTTTTGTTAAATTGGTTGCCAAAGTCAGCCGCGAGAAATTCGCCGAATTGAAAGCCAAATACAACCCGGAACCGAAAAAGGAGGAAAAGAAAATGGACTGGAGAAAGATTTTTGCCGCTTGTGAAACAATTGAGGAGTTAAAGAAGGCTTTTAAAAAGGCCTGCATGAGTTGCCACCCGGACAAAGGCGGCACGGCCGCAGAATTTAAGGCAATGAGCGCAGCGCACGACAAACGCGCCGCCGAACTTGCCGAAAGCGAAAGCCGCCAGGAGTGGCAGCGCAACAAAAAAGCGGACGGCACTTACAAAACAGCCGCCGAAATCCTGGCCGAACAGGCGGAATTTGCCGAAATCCTGGCCGTGCTGATGGGCTTGAAGGGCCTTGAAATTGAAATCTGCGGTAGTTGGCTATGGATTGGAGGCGAAACGAAAGAGAACAAAGACGCCTTGAAAGGCGCCGGCTGCAGATGGGCCAGCAAGAAAAAACTTTGGTACTGGCATGCTGGCGAGTGGGTGAAGAAAGTCCGCCGCGCGTTGACTATGGAACAAATCCGCGACCTGCACGGCAGCGAGTTTTTGAAATACCGCCCGGAAACGCCCTTGTTACAATAGCCGAAACGCCGCCCCGTGCGGCGTATACCGGGGACCGGCCGCCCCGGTACTGATGAGGCAGGCCAAAGGAGGAAAAACCCATGAGCAAAGCCGAACAATTAGTAAAAGCTATAAAAGCGAGCCTGGCAGCCGTGGAACCGCGCCGCGCGTTATGTTGGCGCTTATGCCGCGAACACGTGGCACGAATCACCCCGGCGCACACCGTTGCTGACCTGGCAAATCATTTTGCCGCCGCGTTTTTTGCCGATGAAGCGTTAAACGCAGAGGCGCAAGGCGTTTGCCGTTGCTATATCGCATACACCGACATTTTCAAAGCGGAAACGCGCGAGAAAAGCACACGGCTTGACCCCATTCGCGACGCTATCCGCGCCGCTGGCTATTCGAACGGGTATGACCCCACATCTTTAAGCTATGACGTTGGTAAGCGCGAGCATGTTTGTGCAAGCTTTACCGTTGGCCCGTGGGGGCAGTCCGGCGACTGGCGCAATCGTGTTTTAAACGGGGACTACATGCGCGACGAGCTGAAGCGCCTGGAAAAGCAGGCCAGCGGAAAGACGCCGGCCGAAATCATAAGCGACGCAGAAGCGGCGGCAGCTGCCTGGCTGATGTTGAAAAAGCAGCAAAAGGCATATGAACAGAATATTCTTGTTTTACGAAAAATGCTGCAGGCCGTCACTTTTGACGATTGGAATGATTGGAAAGTTAACGCTTATTAAAGGAGGCTTTAAAGTGAAGCGAAAAGAGCGCAAACATCAATATTTAAAGCTTGCCAAATCTTTACGCAGTTTGTCACACGCTAAAGGCGGCGTTAAAAAATTAACATACGCCCAGCAGTGCGCGTATTGGGACAGCGTGAGCTTGCTGTATTTGTTCAATCTTTTGTAAAGGACCAATCTACACCGGCAGGAAAGCCGCCGCCGGTGTAGAATATTAATAGGCAGAAGCGATTTTTTAGGAGGAATCAACCATGTTGAAAGAAGTTAAAAACAACGTTTATAACGCCCTTTTTGTAGCCGCCGATGAAGAAGGCGAGCGCTACGCCGCTTTTGAATCCGACTGGAACGGCGAATATTGGGAAGCGACCGCCTGCACGGAAAGCGGCGAGCTTATCAAAGGCGAAACCACTAAGCTTTACCCCGTTCACGTTTACCACGCTGGAACCGACGAATACGAAGAAGTGGGCTATGACGAAGAAGCGCCCCGCGTTCTGCTGCCTGGCTGGCGCGACTACCAGAAGTGCGGCTATAACGAAAGCTATTCCCTGGCCCCCGTCGCTTACAGTGAAGCGAGTGACCGCGTTTACTTGATGCTGCCGGAAGGCGCTAGCGTTTACGCTGATGACGCAGGTTGTCCGGTTATTGATTATGACGGCTTCAAACAAGGCGACGTAATCAATCAATACGACGCGCAGGGCTGCCGCCCGTACATCATCGACAACGACCGCCGCCGCGCATATCTGGAAGTTGTCGAACTATAACCCCGAATCATTTGTTTGGCGCAAGCCGGGCTATTATCGAAAGGAAAGGCTAGTTTATGAAGCAGAAAAAAATGTGTAAATTAAAAATCTCGGGACTAGCGGAGAGAGAACGCCGCTTGTTTAAAATGTACCTTTATGAAATCGGGTACACGCTAGAAGATGTCGGAACTATTGAGGCCGTGCGGGAAGCGGAAGTCAAAAAGCTCAAAAAGTTTGTTGAACTTCTGAACGGCAGTATCGAAATTTTAGACACTTGGGAAGTCGCCAACTATTTCTAAAGCAAAAGCCCCAGGGGCAAACGCCCTGGGGCTTTTCTATATCTTGCAAACGTGAGCAGGCTATGTATTTTTGAAGGCGAAATCTTTTGCAGGCATAATCCTAGGGCTGCCATGATTGGAACGCGTGGCGGCCCTTTTCCGTGCGTGTGACGCATACTTTAGGGAAGCGAAAAACAAAAAGGCCGAGGCGAAAGCCCCGGCTTTTTTTGTTTGGTGCGATTTCATAAAGAAAATCAACAATATTTTAATCCGTTCCAGCTTTACGCCTTTAGAGCTGGACCGACAAGCGCAATACTTGGAAGGCGCTTACACTTATCGACAAAGCTATTATAGCGTAACGCTCAACCAATAGCAAGCGTTTTCTTAATGTTTGGAAGCGGCAGCGCCGTGCGCCTGCCTTTACTTTTCTTGCTTCTGTTCTGCCCTGGCCTTCTGGAAACTGTTCGCGTTTATATCAATCCGAATCAATCCTTCTTGAATCACCAACATCAAGAGGCCGTCAATAAATGAACGGCGGCGAAGCGCGTAAACCTGCGGGCTAATCTCATCAATTACAGAAATTTTGCGGACCGTCCAATGGTATACATATCGGTGCTGAATCGCCTTATACGACTTATCGCCAAACCGCTGCCGAAATAAGAGAAGCGAACGTTCCATAACCTCCAGCCATTTTTCCGGTTGGTAAACTAAAAACGCCTGCCCGAGATAAATACACCGAACCGCAGCAAGCGGCGTTACTGCTTGAATCGCAAGGCGTGCCGTAGAATCGCCGCCGGTCCTCATATCAAATTCCAAGCGTTCCGCCCTCTGCTGCATCCTGGCGGAAACAACCGCTTTTCCAATCGCATTTTTAGCAAAGAACAAACTTTCTACGTGGTCTGCTGCTTCTGCGTAATCCATTTTCTTTACCAGTCCACATCATCGAGCGGGTCTTTCTGTTCCGCTTTGGGGGGATAAGGCGTAGTGGTTTGCGCAATCTTTACGCTTTCCAAATGCTCCAGCAGTAAATAGCTTGCTTTAGAATTTTTGCCGTTTCTATCCACGTATAAATCAGTCTGGAAGCGGCCTCCGACAATAACCTGCGTGCCTTTGGTGATGTAGTTGCTGATATATTTAATCAGTCCCGGGATAAAGCAGCGGCAAGAAATGTAGTCATAAATTTTCTTTCCGTCTTTGTCAAGGTACGTTCTGGAACACTGAATTTCAAGGTTGCATACCTCTTTGCCGTTCTTCATAACTTGCACCGTAGGTTCAAATTTTACCCAGCCAAGTATCAAACAATTATTCAACATTATAAATTTTCACCTCAACTTTTGGCGTATCACTATATTTTTTAGAAACTGTAAGTTTAACAATCTGTTTATCATCCTTATAGACAATGCCAGATATAGAATCAAGAATAATTTTTGCGACGTTGTCAACATCGGGTTTTTTAATCGGCAGCTGCAAGCCGTTTAAAGCCTGCTCCTTGAATTTTTTCGACTTGCTGGCAGGAATACCCACGTCAGCTATTATCTCTACTCGCAACGGCAATTCCGTGAGCGTCAGCCCTATATTTTGCATCGCTTCACTAGCTAACAGTTTGACGTAGGCTTTATAGTTACGGCTTTTCTCCGGGTCGTATGCTTTTGCAAATCCGCCATGAGTAGAAAAGCGAGGCCGTCCCTGCGCCGTCGGTTCGCCTGGAATCGTAAATGTTAATTTCATTTTTCTGCATCCTCATTGCTTTTCTGTACTGAATTGCAAGAATTAAGCTCATTTTGTAAATCGTGAAAAGCTTTAATGCTTTTGTTTGCAGCTGCGATTAAAGCACTATCAAGGCAAGGCCCCAGGCTATATGTTTCTTCGTCCTCAGCCTTCGCCAGCTCCGCCATGTATAAGCCAATCAGACTATATACGGCAATGTCTTTCAGACTTTCGGCAATTTTATCGCCGTGAATATCATGGGTATAAACAAAAGCGATATGCTTTGCTGCATACGCTTTCAGTTCCTCAAACATTCCCTCTGCATCGTCGCCGCGTCCGTTCAGCAGCGCGCCGCAGCGAAAATTAGCAAGCTCATCTGCGCCGGAGGAATACTGCTCATGCTTTTTCTTGAACAGTTCCTCCAATTCGTCAAACTGGCTATACATAAATTCGCTTAACCCTTTATTCATATTTTTGTGCCTCCTTTACATAGTCAACATAATAGACCGCCTTAAAATCTTCCGGCGCTTCCGCTTCTGCCTTAACCTGCGCTGCATCAGCGTTATCTGCCTCAACGCAGGTTTGCACATCCATATCGGGGAAAGCGATACTCTTCCAGGTTACAAGATACGTCATTTTCTCGCGTCCCTTTCCTGTTTAATCGCTTCCAATATCGGCCGCTGAAATTCGCAGTCAACATCAAAATTCACTTTGCCGTCTTTACCTCTGTGCATCTCCATTACCTCGAAATTCCACTCAATTTCGCGTTCCATCTGTTC